TATATTATTTAGTATCAATATTATTATAAAAAACAGAAAAAAAATGAATGGTAATAATAATAATAATAATAATAATAGAATTAAATAATAATAGAATTAAATAATAATATACTAAAATGGATGAATATATAAAATTCTTTTTAATTACATTAGTATTGATTATCGCTGGAACAATTTTATATCAATATGATAGCATGGCTTCAATACTAACAGCATTTGGTTTGCTAGTACTAGATACCTTTGCAATTATTTATTATACATAAATAATTTAATAATTTAATAATTTAATAATTTAATAATTTGTTTTTCTATTTATTTGAATCTGAATATTTTGTTAAGACGGCTTCTTTCTTGTTGCTCTAGCCATGGCTCATTATACCATCGTCTAGTACACATTAAACTTCCACCATCTTGGCTCATACTTCCAATGAAACTTTCCCAACTTTCATTTCCTAATAAATGTAGGCTTTGAAACATAGTTATGTGTTTTCTACATTTATCATTTGCGACAAACCAAATTCTATAATGTGTCTTTGGACTATTATATGTTGCATGACTGTTTTTAGCAATATATACGACGGGATGTCCTTCTTGGAATTCAATATTTTTCAGAGGGTGCATTTCACCGTCATCGTGTGCACTAAAAAAACAAGTATCCAATATATTATTCACTTTATTCACTTTAATAGTAATATGTTCCAAATCATATTTGTGTCCGCCAACATCTTTCCAACAACAAATATTATATCCAGGATTATTTAAAAATATCAGGTAATATGAAATATAGTAAAATTCATCTGTTTCTACCACTTTTGCATAAATATGAATAAAATAATATAATTCATTATGTTCTATATTTTCATCACAAATAAGAAGATCATGATTACCATCATTATACAGGAATAAATCTTCTTTTTTTACGTCTCCCATAGCAATTTTCATATTTGGATCTTTTCTATCAATTAAACAACATTTGCTTAAATATTCTTCAATACTTACAGGGAAAAACTTCTCTTTCTTATGAAAATATAAAACTGGCATAAACTGTTCTGCAAGCTTTGTATATTTTGTAGTATCTTCTGCATCCAGAGTTTCCATTTTTGTATTTGTATTTGTATTTGTATTTGTATTTGTATTTGTATTTAATTTAGAAATCAATTTAGAAACTTAAGGAAAATATATTTTTATAAGGAAAATACAAAACATTAGTTAAATAAATATTCAATATGGGTGTTGGTAAATTTGACAATTATTTATTTTATCTTTCTACTGCGAAAACCGCACCAATGAGGCATTTAGTAGAACATATTCGAGGCTTCTTTATGGAAGGAACATTTCAGTGCAATAAAGACCAAATTAGGTATAGAAATATGACTAAGGATAAAGATGCGTATGTTGATATTAAAGTTGATGCTTCTAAGTTTGAAGATTATTATTGCCCTAATCCAATTGATATTTCATTAAATATGGAAAATATTTTTAGAATTATGAAGGACATTGACCAAAATGATACATTAAAATGGTATATGTTAAAGAACAAACCAGATAAATTTACGATTCATATTTATAATAAAGAGGAAAACGTAGATGAATTTGTATCATTTAATACGATGGATTTAGATATTACTGAAATGCCAAAACGTGAAACTGCGGAATTTGAAGATGTTGTAACGATACCAACTGTGCGATTTCAGAAAATATGTAGGTCTATTGCAATTTTTAATAAAAAAATAGAGATTGAAAAGTCTTCATTACAAGTAGAATTTAAAGGTGCTAGTAGTCGAGAGGTTGGGCAAGTATTTATTGTAAAACCGACCGAGAATGGTATTAGATTTGGTAAAAAGAAAGGAAGCGATGATATCGTCCAGGGAGTATTTATTCTATCATATTTACAAGAATTTAGTAAATGCAATAATTTAAGTCGAACCATTGATGTAATGTTTACAAATGATTATCCGCTTATTCTCGAATGCGATATTGCCGACTTTGGAAAAAGCACCCTGATAATAGCACCTCAATTTGATGAATCATCATAGATATCACAAATGTAATTTATCATTTGCAATGTGTCATTTATTATTTCTGTTGTTTATAATAATTTATTTTTTCTTTATCCTTTTGAATATTACTACTATTAGCATTAATTATTGAGGGTTTTCCATGAAGTTTTGAAGACTTTGGAGTCTTATAATCATCCACTTCAATCAATTCCCCAGTCCAAATCTTTGTAATATTAAATAGCTTCTTTGGACTAACGCTGGCACCGTTTATTTTCCCATTTAAACTATTTGTTATCAGCTGAATTGTTAAATCTTCCCAGACATCATGGCAGTCTGCTTTATCGATTTTAAATGATATACAACATCCACCCATATTTTCGGGGTCTTCCCAAATAGGTTCAATGCCTTCTTTCATTAGGAAAAACATACCCTTTTCAATTAAACTGCTACTTAATGACTTGCTTAAAACCCAAAATTCTTCTACAGTAGAAAATGTCAGAATTTGGTGATAACTATCAATAGCCCAATTTGTATCATTTGGATTATGAAACCATAGTGTGAATTTATTGTCTAATTTTAAACAATTATCTAGAATGTGATTGTTTGTCATATTTAATATGATATTTGATATTGATATTTGATATTGATATTGATATTTGATATAATATATATATACTTAATATTTTCTTAACTTGTTATATTCAATTATATTATATTATATTAAATTCAATTCAAAATTATATTGGTTGAAATATTAAAGGGCTGTGTTCTATATCCCCAAATAGACCATGCCCATCTGGTATTTTGATTGTATCTGTGATATATTTACATAATTCAGGGTAAATAGAGTGTGCTCGTGAATAGCTTAACATATTCATTTTGGTGTCATACATCATTATTTCTGGATTAACGCATAATTGATTAATATTGGACACAACATTATTTTCTACTAGAACATTTTCTATCATGCTAAAGTATATTATCAAATTTATAATTAATTTATTGATAACAACATTTTCTTTTCTGCTTAAAATATTTACTATTTTTGATAAAATATTATAAGAACTAACATGTGTTTCCGATATTGATTGTATTGCATTTTCTATATCAATTGCAACATCGGGAGTACAATTTGTAATCAAGTCATTTCTTGCAATTTCAGTTATCATTGCAACATCATTATTTTCAAATGCAATCCACAATTTGTTTGCTAAATCTTTTGATGTTGGCCTATAGCAAATTCCATAATCATATATAATTAATTTATATTGGTTATCTTCAACCAGGACAGACCAGTTTTTCTCATGTAAATCACAATGAATAAAATTATTAATCAACAAGCTGTCTTCAAAAAATGATATTAAATTCAAGCAAGCCTGAGACTTTCCATAAATAGAAAGATCGTTGTATCGCACACCACTAATACATTCTGAAATAACAATGCTTTGGGTATAATAAAATATTTTTGGTATTATAATATGCGAGTTATTTCTATAAAAATGGCTAAATCTCATAGAATTAAATACTTCATTTGTAAAATCCGCTTGTAGTTTTAAATCATCCAGGAATTCCCTAAAATTAATATATAGTTTATATCTATTACGTAAATAGGTAAATGATTGTAAGACTTCTAGCATATTTACAATAGGCTCAATTGTATTTATTTCATTATCAACATTTGGATGTTTCACTTTGATTGCAACAACTTTATCTGTCCCTCGGATTTTACCTTTATAAACTTGACCTATACTACCAGACCCAATTAATACAATATCTTCTAGCAAATCATTAATATCCATATTAAATTCTTTTTTAAATAATTCTTGGGTGTATTCAATTGAATGTTCTGGGCAATTATCAAATACATCATCAAAATATTTTGAAATCCTTTTATTTAAATCATCGTCAAATACTTTGATTTTTGTTATAAACCACTGTGTGAATTTAATGCCAATACACCCATTTAACATAATTCGAGATTTCAACTCCTCTAATTTAACTTCTAACTCATCTGGATTACTTTCATTAATTTTATATATTTCATCGATAATATAATAAATTTTATTAATATTATAAAGTGTCGATAAGGTTGTAAATCCTAACATTAAAAGTTATATATGTTTTTATATGTTATATGGTATATATTATATAGGATAATAGATAATTTATTCTTATATTTAACTATTTTTATTTGCGTTAAGTAAATTTGATAATTAAGACAAATAATAATAATTAAGACAAATAATAATAATTAAAACAAATAATAATTAAAACAAATAATATGAATCGTAGTTTGCCAAATTTAATAAAAGATATTACGCTTTTCTTTGTCAAACATCATTATGATAAATATCTAGTAGAGCATTCTATTAATTTGATTGAAGAATTTGAACTTCGTGCCATGATTGATGATATTTATATTCAAAAACAACAAGAACTCAGAGATTATATTAGACAAACTCTAAAATCTAATCTTAAAGAAGAATACTCTTCAGTTTCATCTGAAATGATTATTACTGAAATGTTTAATGATCCAAAAGTTGCTAAAGAACGTGTTGTTGTCGAAATTCTACAATACCAGAAAAAAAAATAAATTATTTACTAACAAAGAATACAAATTACATTACAATACATTAACAAATTACATTACAATACATTAACAAATTACATTACAATGCATTCTTGTGTAATTTCTTCACTTTCTAATGTTGTTGCTAGACCATCAAAATTCAAATTTGATTTGTCTATATCATTGCGAACTAAGAACACCAAATCTATATTATTATTTCCAAAAACACCGCGATTTACTAAAACTTTCCTTAGACTATGAACTACGGTATGGTTTGCAATAATTGCATCATCTTCTGGACTATTACAATGTCCCCATATTTCAAGGGATAATCCACATTTTTCTAAATATACTAGAAACTGATTGCTTCCAGCTCCTCCAGTACTATCAACAATTGTAATTATATATTTTGGATTAACATCTTTTATGGCTTGTAAATCCCATCCAGTGTTTTTTTCACCATCTGGGTAAGGCCAATTTATTAACATTACACAATTATCTGGGTCTTCTGATGTGTTTGCTACATATTCTTGGGCGGTACTAAAATCTGTATGTCCCTCAATACCACTAAATTGACTTGGATTCGGGTCTACTAAAATTATATTTTCTACAGACTTAGATTTTTCTTCTAATGCCGTTTCAAATAATCCATCGCCAGAGCCAACAGAAATTATTCTAGCAACATCAGGCATAACTTGTTCTAGCATATGTTCTATTTGACCAGATACATTTTCAATCCCCAAAGTATTGACACCTTTAGAAAAAGGTGGTTGTTCGGTAGTATAAGATGACATTGTGATGTGAAATGGTTATTTGTGAAAGATTGTGAATTATATATGTATGTGTAAATTTTTCAATTTTTCAATTTTTTTTTATAAATAAAACAGCTAAATTGTCATAATATAATAATCTTCATAAATAATAAAACTAAGAAAATAATCGGAAATATGTTTGATTTAGTCCCACTACTTATTTTTCTAATTGTAGCCGTTGTTTTTGCAGTATCGCAAAAAAAAATAAAGAATAATCTATTATATGCTCTAGCGGGCGTATGTGTAATTATGGCAATCTGCTTTATTGACATGCGAGAAAGATTTACAAACTATGCCCCAGTTAATCAAGCTATGGGTAAATGTGGGGGGAAAGATGTAACAGGTTGGCCTGAATTTAAAGGCTCATACGCAGGTCTTAAAATTGCTAATAGCCGGGATAAAGAGAATTATAAACTACTGAGTAGCACAACAATATTTAGTCCAGTTGGAGAGGGTATTAAATTAACATCCGACCCAGCAAGTGGCACATTCCCAACTGTTGATGGAGAAGAGGGAAGTCCGCAAAACTTATTTATGCTAGCACACAATGTAGCACACCCAAGTTGTTGCCCTTCCACTTTTTCAACTAGCACAGGATGTGTATGTACGACCAACAAACAACGTAATTTTATTAACAGCCGAGGGAATAACCATGCTCGTTCAGGGAATCCTGATATTTAAGAATGGAATTATTCTGTTAGGAATACATTATTCTGTTAGGAATA